GTGGGTCATAGCTTCCCTCATGGACACCACGCTTAACCACAACTCCTCGCCACCAAAGCTCGTTAGCTTTTCCTGCCCATCCTGATACGTAGTCCTGAAAGACTCCAGCAACAAGTCCGTGGATCGGCTTACCCTCAGCATTTGTACGAACGCAATAGTCAACGGTATGAAGATGCCCAGCAGTGCAAGAAGAATACTGCTTGGTGAGTAGGCTGTAGGCTGCGTGCTCACCGGATATAGGTCTACCAGCAACCCCACTGATATGATAGTGAGCATAACAAACCCCGTCAACCACAACGCTACCCGGAGTGTTGCCTTCGTACTCGACAACATCGTCGTACCAGTCTCTAAACTGGAACTGATCAAAAGATATTGCTCCGTCCAACTCAGGGGACGAGTTAACAGCACGCTTAAGACGTTGCTCATGGTTACCCTCCAACACTACCCTGTATGGTAGCTTCTTCTTTGTTCGCTTGACTGGCTCCCACATCCTCTCGTGTGCTTCAATGCCGCAAGCAATATCTTTGACGAACCGCCGTCCCTCGAATCCCTTCGTACCTTTGTCGTACCCAGACAGACTGGGCATATCGAAGTGGTCCCCCAAGTTGATGACTACATCTGGTTTGATGTCGATGATAAGCTTTGCAAGCCAGTCAAACCTTTCGTTGCTGTAGTCAGGGTGGGCGTGTGGGTCCGGGATCACTAGGTGTGTCTTACTCATCCTTTAGCCTTTTTGATCTTGGCGTCTAGCTTGTCTATCAGCTTCTGCCGCCTATCTCTCTGGATAATCAAGTTCTCAAGTTCAGACTTGTTAGGGTCTGGTAGATAGAAGTCCAATCCTTTGACGATAGCATCTGTTAGGTGGTCGTCAACAGATTTCTTTAGCATGGTATGTCACCTTTGGTCTCTTGCGTGTGAAGTACTTCAGCACTCTGCGTATCTTATCTACGTCGTCGTGCAGCCACCGAGATATCATGCTGTTACAATGCTTACACAGAAGCCCTCTGATTTCCCCAGTGGTGTGATCGTGATCGACGCAGAGGTTGTGCCTATACCTCTTTGTCGAAAAAACTCTAGGGTCTCGATGACATATGAAACACACTCCCCGTTGGTTTCGAAGTAGGCGGTCGTACTCAACTTTGGTGATACCATAGAGTTTCTCCAACCTCTTGTAGTTAGGGGGGCCAAGCTCCTTACGCTTAGCCATCTTGATCTGGGCAGACAGTAACCTTAAGTGTAACGCTGTCTGTAGCTACCCCGTTGTCTACGTTGATCTGAGACATCTTCATACTAAGGTCCAAGAACTTGTTGTTGTCGTGGTTGTTCTTGATGTAGGTGTATTCAGCGATGTCTAGTTCTAGCAGCAGGTTATCTGGGCTACGGCGTAGGTCGTATGTGCGCTGGTACTTTAGCACACCTTTCCTGTCCCAACTATTATATGCTTCATTCAAACTCATATCCTTATCCTTTCAACTCTGGTACATCCGGTGTCCTAACTACCTTGGTCAAGAACCTAGGCTTACCAGAATACAGGAATGTACGTAGGCCGGGCCAGCACTTATCCTTGAAGTCGCAGTAAGAACAGTTGGTACCAAGCTTGCGGTTACCTGATTTACCGTCGGCCACGTGGTTAAACCCACGAGCAGGTGTGGTGGTGTCGTCTGCAATCTTAACCTTAACCACGTCAGCCTGCCACGTAAAGTCTTGCAGCTCGGACTCGGTAAACGTATGCGTGTCTAGGTGTATGTCACCAGTCTCCTTAGCGATGACCAAGAACGAAGCTGTATTACAGTCAGGAGGTACTAGGCCGTTCTCTCTAGCAGCGAGTAGATACCCTTTGAGCTGTCCGAGGTATCCAAACGAATCGTTTTCAGGCTTAAGTCCACCTTTGAATTTAGCAAAGGAGAGTTTACTGGCTGTCTTAACATCGAGGAGATGTCCGTCGATAACTGCGTCGATACGTCCTGTAATGTCTCGCCACTCAAGACGTGCCTGTTCGTGTTCAACCACGTGTCCAGCGACCCGAGCAAGTTCCAGAATGATTTCTTCAAGGAAGTCTCCGTATAGGAACTTAAGTCTTGTGTTGGCACGGTGAGGTTCAGCCTCATCACCACAGTGGACCTTGTACCAAAGTTGGCGAACGCACGGACTGCCAACGTTACTGAACCATACCTTGGTACCTCTGTCGGGATCACGAGGCTGCAACCCCCTACGGAGAACATCATACATCCGTTCTCCAATCCCTTCATCCACGTATCCTTCTCCCAATCCTCCAAGTAGCAGCTCCTCGATATCAGTTACTAGTGTGCTGATGTCTTTCATTAGAAGGGCAGACCTCCACTCTTGTTGATAACCTCGCCCTCTTCCGTCTCTTCACCTGCTGGCTCGTAGGGCACGTGCTTCTCGACACGCACACCATCAAGGCGGACCTTAGTGAAGGGCTTACCCTCGCCGTTCTTACCTTCGAAGACGTTAAGCTTGAGGGTGCAGATAGAGCCGTTACCTACGAAGCCACCATCCCACTCGGTACCGTCTGCGCCAACCACTTCGGGTGCGCCACCCCACTCCTCGATCTCCTCACCTTCCTTGTTGAGGACCACAGCATCACGCTTGAAGGTGTAGTACAGCACGTCGTCAACGAAACCCTCAGGCAGTGGGCGGGGGTTGCCGTTCTTATCCTTCTTGGTGAAGTGCTTCTTGCCCTTGCCCTTGTACAGGTGGTTCCACCCTTCGACCATCTCGCTGTCGTTGTCGTCCAGCCCGATGCTGATCTGGAACAAACCACCCTCAGGGCAGTAGTCGCCCTTGGTGATCTTGTTCTTCTCGAAGATGTTAGCGTACAGCACAGGGCCGACGAGGTATGCAGTAGTGTTCTTAGCCATATTACGTTTTCTCCTGTAAGCCTTGATTAGTTCGTAGTCTGGATTGCTTAGGTAAGAGTCGATGATATAGTCAGCTTGCTCACCCATTGTCTTTCTTCTCGATGATTAGTTCTAGAATCTCGTCAGCTAGACGTTTGAGTGACGGGTCTCCTGACCTCCTACATGCTAGCTCCACCAACTCTAGTGCTTGCTTAACCTGTAGTCCGTATCCAAACATGTTGTATCCCATCCTTTATAGGTATATTATACCAGATATCAGGGGTGATGTCAACCCCTAATTCTCTAGAATCTCCTCATAGATTTCATACTGGTAGATGCTCGCGTCGTTTGCCTGCCTGTGTAGCTTAACCCGCTGATTTGCTGAAGCCTGTGATGCGTATACACCTAGAACTGTACTTTTGTAAGGACAACTCAGGTAATGTTTATCTGAAGGCTCATACGTTACAACGTGAACAATCATTGTACTGTCTCCGCTAGTTTATTCAGGTACCACTTAGCTTTCTCTAGGTCCTGTCTCTCCTTGCCCTTGTACTTGTACCTCCACAGGTACTTCATCGTGTTCCCCTTGAGGTACCCTTGGAACTCGTCGGCTGACATAGAAGCTTCGATAGCTTCGATACACTCAACGCCGTGCTCGTTCAGCTTGTAGTGAGCGGGTGAGTTAACTTCGTCTCTTTCATTCATAGAGTACCTCTCCCAAGACACAGGCCACTCATACCTATCGTTAGTGTGTTTCATCGTTCATCTCCGTATTAGCTGGATACTTAGACAAGGCAAACTCTACCAAGTCAGGGTTGTTCTCGTGTATACAGTCTAGAACATCCCACAGTCTTTCTATCTCGTCGATCAGACCTTGAGTAAACTTATCAGTGGGTTTCATACCAGTTCCTCCCAATCTTAGTTTCTCCTGCTAGAGGGACAAGCATCCCTAGGTCGGTACCTGCCCACGTGATAGCCTCTCGCTGACGTAGACCAACCTGCTCTGCGTCCTCTAGGCTGTAGCACTCTGTCTGCCACTCGTCGTGCACCCAGTCAACCTGCTTGAACTTGATACCGTCACCCTTCAGGTCTGCTCTCCACTTGATGTTAGCGTGTGCCATAATGCACTTCTCTCCATTTTGAAGGTAACCTGCGAGGACGAGATGTTGACTTGATACGATAACCTTTCGTCCGTCAAGTCCAACAAAATATCCTCGTTCAGCATCTTCAACGACTCTCTCACGCTTAAGTGATTCAAGACCCGGTACACTAGACACGAAGCTGTCCACAGCGTCTCTAGCCTGTGCTCTCGTGCACTGCAGGATTCTAGAAACCTCTTCGTCTCCTGCTCCGAGAACCCAAGCGTAGATGAAAGTTTTCGCGTTGCTTCTACCAGAGCACACAGGTCCGAGTGCTTTAGAGTTAACTGTATGTACGTCGGTCCCATCTTCTTGTCTTCCGCTGACGACTGCGTTTGCATAGTCTTCGTCTCCGATGTATTCTGCTAGGA